CCGCGCTCAGGTAGCCGATAGGCGATAGCGCATAAAAAAGGAAACCCAATGTCATTCATTCTAACAGAAAACCTGCAGGTCTACTGGCCGGTGATCATCAATACGCCGGCCGACGGCGGCAAGGTAAAACAGCATAAAATCGAGCTGCGCTTTATCGTCGGTTCGACCGATGAGACGGAGGATTTTTTAAACAGGCTGCAGGGCATCGCCCGCGATATTGACGAGGCGGCCGCCGCGGCCAAGGTGCGGGCCCTGTGGGCCGATAAGATCACCGGCTGGAAACATGTGATGGGGGCGAAAAAAACCGCCCTGCCGTTCAACAGCTCGAACCTGGAAAACCTGTTGAAGCTGCCTTTTGTCATTGCCGCGATCTTTCCGGCATATACCGAGTGCTGCCAGGGGATTGAGGCAAAAAACTAGACGACGCCGTGAAACATTTGTTTTCCGGCGCGAAATCCAGGGTCGATCAAAAAAAGATCGCAGAATTCAAACGACGCGGGCTGGATGAGAAATTCATCCAGTCCCTGGAAAAAAGGGAACAGGATAAACCCTTTGCCGTGGTGAAAGCCAACTGGCCCGCGTTTACCCTGTTTTTAAAAAGCCTGACGCAATGGCGACATGCCGGCATGGATGGCCGGCGCATGGGGCTTGATTATTCAGGCGTTGAGACGGCGGCGCGATGGGCGAAGATTGAGATCGACGAAGACATGTTTGACAGGTTGCGGATATGCGAACAGGCGGTTTTAAGTTTAATGGCTGAGAAATAAAGCAATGAGCAATATAGTCGTAGGCATCACATTCAAGGCGGACGGTTCGGGCCTGGTGGGTGAGGTTAAGCTCACCAGGGCGGAGTTGAATAAGCTCACAAAAGGCCTTGATAAAGCTTCCTCCGCCGCGCTTAAATCCGCCCATGGCGTCGATAAATTCGGCCGGGAAAGCGACCAGGCGACAAGGTCCACAAAAAATTTACGCCGAAGCACAAAAAGCCTGAATAATAGCTTTTCAGATATGCGGGCCTTGATCGCGGGATTTTCCCTTAAATACCTGATCCAGCAAACCGGCGGCGCCGCTCTGGCCCAGGACCGGTTTAACCGCGCCTTGAAGTTTGGCGCCGGTGATACTCGTCAAGCGGCATTTGAGCAAGATTTCCTACGGGCAAAATCCGAAGAACTGGGCCTTGTCTTTCTGGATCAGATCGGGCTTTATTCCAAACTTACGGCGGCGGCCCGGGGTACCGGCCTTCAGGGCAAGCAAGTCAGGGAGGTTTGGCTCGGTCTGGCCGAGGCCGCAACCGTTTTAGGTTTTAATCAGGATCAGATGTCAGGGGCGGCGCGCGCCCTTGAACAGATCATGTCAAAAGGCAAGGTCCAAGCCGAAGAATTGCGCGGCCAGCTCGGGGAACGGCTGCCGGGAGCTTTTCAAATTGCGGCGCGCGCCATGGGGGTTACAACGCAGCAATTGAATAAAATGCTGGATAATGGTGAGCTATTGTCCGATGAATTTATCCCGCGTTTTGCCGCCCAACTCAGGAAAGAATTTGGCGCCGACCTGCCCGCCGCCATGAAAAGCCCGCAGGCCGAATTGAACCGTCTTCAAAATGCCTTTATGGATGCGAAGATCGCCTTCGGGTCCGGGTTTTTAGAGCCGGAGACGACGAGCGCCGGCGAATTCAGATCGGTGATCCAGGGACTGGTCGACGACGGCACATTAAAGGAGCTGGGCCGGGACCTCGGCGATGTGGTCCGCTTTATGGGTGAAAATATCGCCATGATTAAATCCCTGGTTATAGGTTATGGAACCTATCGCGTGGCCGCCGCCCTCCTACCGCCCGTCATTGGCGCGGTAACCGCAGGGGTGAAGGGCCTGACAGCTGCACTTTCCGCCAATGCCTTTGGTCTTGCAGCCATAGCCATCGGGACATTAGTCGGGGCTTTGACCTTGCTGAATAAAAAAACCGCTGATCAGGAAGACTTTGAAAAAAGAAAAATTGCCCGGTCAGATGCCTATCTTAAAGTTCTGTCCGATATTGCGACCGCGACCGCCGACCAGGCAAAAGAAGTGGAACGCCTGTATCAGGTAGAAAATAAACGAAACCAGGCCAGCATTCGACAAGAGCTTAAAACAAAGCAAGCGCTGCTCGCTGAGCAGCAACAGGATTTCCGTCCGGTATTTTCAAAGACGGGCACAGTGCGTTTTCATGCGGATCAGAATACGTCCGCAATTCGAAAAACAAAGGCTGAGATTGCTGCCCTTAATAAAGAATTGGCAGATTTAGAAGAAAAATCCGGAAAAGTCGCCGAGGCGGTAGAAGAAAATATCGGGGAAAAAACGATCAAAGCCGCCGTCTTGGCGGCGGAAGAGATGGAAAAGCTTAAAAAATCCTATCTCGACATTTCCAATGCACTTGATCCTGCCCTGGCAAAATCACGGGAATACGCCAAGATAAAAGAGGATCTTGCGGCAATATATTCAAAAAAGCTGATCCCAAGTTTAACTGAGTATGAGCGGCTGTTGGGTTTGGCCCAGGATAAATATTATCCTAAGTCGAAGGATTTTCTCGCCGAAATCAATAAACAAATGGCGGATGAAATCCGCCTGCTTGGCCTGTCGGATGAGGCCCGCGAGGGTGAGCTTTATGTTCGCGAAAAACTGAATGAGGCGAAACGGCGTGGCATTGAGCTGACCGCAGAAGAAATAAAGCAGCTGGGCGAGGAAGCCCGCGCCCATGTTAAAGCCAAGGCTGAAATCGAAAAACGCGTGGCTGCGGAAGAAGACGCGGCAGAGGCCCGGAAAAAAGTCTGGGATAACCAGCGCGAAAATGTCCAGCGCTCCCTGGCCGACACCTTTGATGAATTGCTCCAGGGCAATATGGACGGGATCAAAGGCTTCTGGGACGCCTATAAATCCATCGGGCGCCGGGCGCTGGCTGAAACATGGGCGGCGCAATATGCCTTGAAAGGGCTGGGCACGACCGGCGGCACTGATCTTTTCGGGGTGCTGTTCGGCACCAACAAAGCCGCCAATGATAACGGCAAGTCATCCCCCGAAGTACAGCAACAGGGACTGTTGGTCAAATCCCTGGATAAGGTTGGCAAGGCGCTGGGCTTCACGGAAAAAGGCATCGGCAAGCTGTCGACGGTCTTTGGCAAGGCGCTTGACGGCGGGGCGCAGGGATCAATCCTCGCCGATATGCTGGGGCTCGGCAAAGTGGGCAAGGGCGCGCTGACCGGGGCCGGTATCGGCCTGAAACTCGCCGGCCCGACCGGCGGCATTATTGGCGGTATCATTGGCGCCGTCGTAGGCCTGTTTAAAAAAACGCCGGAAGCCAAGGCGGCGATCTCAGGCGACGCCTACGGCGGGGTTTCGGCCGGCCCTGTGCGGAAACGCGGATCCGGCGATGTGGCGGCGGCCGGCAAGCTCGCCAACGCCACGGTGCAGTATTTTCAAAGCATTCTTGATATTGCGGGCGGATCCTTAAAAGGCAATATCGGCAATATCGGCATCCGTAAAGAGGACTTTATTTTTGAAGCCCCCGGCCGAAAACGAAGGGAATTCAAAACCGCCGAAGACGCGATCGCCGCCCAGCTGGCCTACGCGGTGAATAGCGGTAAAATTGACGTTTCAGACACCTTTAAAACCATTTTAAAAAACAGCCTCGACAAGCCGTCCAATGTGGTGCTCGCCAATCTCGAGTTCGGCAAGGTCTATGACGAAGTCACCGCGCCCCGGATGGACGAAGCCGAGAAGAAGCTCCGCGATCTGGCGAAGGGCTTCAAGGATGTGGCGAAGAAGGCGAAACAACTGGGCCTTGACGCGAGCAAGGTGGGGGATGCGTTCGAACGGGAACTGAACCGGCTCAGGGATGAATTCGACAAGACGATCGCTCTCGGCATTATGGATTTTGAAAATCCGCTCGAGGCGCAGCTGCAGCGGCAATATGACACCCAGGTCGAACGGCTGAGGGAAGCCCAGGCCCTCGGCGCGGATCTGGTGGCGGTCGAAAAACTGAACCTGCTGGAGCGCCAGAAGCTGATTGAGGATTTCGGCAAGACCGCCGGACGGGTGCTGCTCGGTCTGAATGATGACATCAATAATTTTGTCAATGACATCACCATCGGTGGATCATCACAGCTAAGCCCCGGCGAACAGTTAAAGGCCGCCGAGGCGCGCTTTAACGATCTGTATGCCCGCGCCCAAGGCGGCGATGAAGAGGCCATCAATGAGGTTGTCAGCGCGGCGGATGACCTGCGCAATTTAAGTCTTGCAGCCTTCGCCAGCTCAGAGCAGTTTTTTACCCGGGAAGCCTTTATCGTCGACAGCCTGCGCAACCTGGAAAATCAGCTGTCCGGATCAACGACAACGCCCGTGACCAATGTGCCGACGGCGACCATCGAAAATGTCTTCCCGGACCTCGCCCAGGGCCTTGACCAGGTCAATGACACCATTGCCGCCGGCAACAGCGTCGCGGCCGAACTGCTGACCGAAATCCGCGACCTGATCGGGCCGGCGGCGCCGACATGGGGCGAAGGTCGTTTCCCCGGCTTTGGCGGCGGCTTTGGCGGTTGGGGTGGCGGTGGTTTCGGCGGTGGTTACAGCGGCGGTGGCTTCGGCGGCGGTTACAGCGGCGGTGGCGGGTCAGGTGGAAGAATTTATCTGCGGCAGGTGTCAGAATGATCATCCTCGCCGAAATCACGCCATATGATCCGGTGGGCGCAGCGGAAATCACGCTCCGCTTCAGCTCGGCGGGTCCGGTTCCGGTGTTTGATGGCAAGCTTTGGCGGTCGCGGATTAAATCAAACCTGTCCCTCGGCCTCAGCATCTTTGAAAATGAATTTATCTCGGCCTCGGCCCAGCGGACGGCCGGGACGCTGCAGCTGGCGATCGGCGACGGCGAACTGGATCAGCTCACCGCCTTTCACTGGGACCAGCGCGGGATAAAAATCTGGACCGGAGAGGGCGATAATTTCGCCGACTTCACCTTGCGGTTCCAGGGCTTTGTCAGGGATATGAGTTTTGATGAAGCGACCCTGACGCTCGCGCTTGGCGATAAAAGCAATATCTTTGACCAGCCGGTTGATTTTCCCACATACACGGGCGCCGGATATGCGGCGGGGGACTATGAAGGGCCGGCGGAGCTGAAGGACACGGTCAAACCCTGGGCATTCGGGCCGATTTTCAATATGGAGCCGGTGCTGGTGGATAGCGTCGATCTGGTCTATCAGGCGCATTGCCGCGCGGTGCAATCGATCGACGGCGTCTTTGACCAGGGCGTCGCCTTGACGGCCGACGGAGATACGACGGACCTGGCTGCCTGGTCGCCGCTCCCCGGGAGGTATAAAACTGACCTGAGCCGCGGTCTGTTCCGGCTTGGCGCCAAGCCCGCCGGGCTGGTCACCGTGGACCTTAAGGGCGACGCCGCCGGCGGATATGTCGCCACCGCCGGCGACATTATAAAACGACTGCTGGATTTTATTCCGGACAGCAGTCAGGTTACGGTGGACGCCGCGGCCTTTACCGCATTAAACGGCGTAAATTCCGCCGCCTGTTCTCTGCATGCCAGATCAGCGGAAAACGCCAGCACCCTGTTCAGCGCCCTGATGCGGGGGGTAGGCGGCTACTGGATGGTTAACTGGCTGGGCAGCCTCACCGTCGGCATCATCGATTTCACGGCCCCACAGGCGGAGATCAGCGCCCGCAATATCAAAAGCCTGGTCCGCCTCGAAACCCCGCCGCCGGTCTGGCGGCTGAAAACGACCTATCATCCCAACTGGCGGGTTCAGAATTCCGGCGAAATCGCGCAAGGACCGGCGGGCGTTAAGTGGCTCACTGGCGCCGGCGCTCCTTTGGGCGCGCTGGGTGAATTCGGCGATTTTTATATTGATCTTACTTCCCAGGAATATTTTGAAAAAACGGCTCTCACGACCTGGACATCACGGGGTTATATAAAGGGCGATGCCGGGCAGGACGGCGCGCCGGGGGCGAGTGGCGCCGATGGCGTGGACGGCGTTGATGGCAAGGATGCTCTCGCCAGTCTGCCGATCCCTTTCGCGCCGGGCGTGGTCGGCGGCGCGGCGGATATGATAATCACACTGGATATGAATGCTGACGGTACTATAAATCCGGGAGAAATCCGCATTCAGGGCAGCCGCTTTATTCATCCCGACGGAGTTGAGCGTTCAGTCCAGGCTACTTCCGGTATTTGGACCCCATATGGTGACGGCTTATCGGCCGGACGGTTTTATCTGATGTGGACAGATACCGTTCGCGCAACCCGATTTCCAACGGGTAGTTGGGGTGGAGCGGCCAATATCGTCCCCATTCGGGTCGTGGGCGGCGTCTGGAAAGCCTTTGACAATGACGACACAGATTATGCTCTTGCCATTGTCGCGACGGATTGCATTCTCGCGGTCGTCGAGGCCGAAAGCGTCAGCAGCGGCCTTACCGCGATCACACCATTTGTTTCCGGCGCCGCCGGGCTCGACGGCGCACAAGGTCCACAAGGCCCGCAAGGGGCGGACGGCGCGCAAGGTCCGCAAGGCATTCAGGGCCCGACGGGGCCGCAAGGACAGGCAACCTATGTCTGGATCGCCTATGCCGACAGCGCCGACGGGGTGACGAATTTCACCAACGGGGCGCCGGGCGGCCGGACCTATATCGGCGTGGCCTATAACAAGACCGTATCGACCGAGAGCGCGGATGCGGCGGATTATGCCTGGTCGCTGGTCAAAGGGGCGGACGGGACAGACGGCGCGCAAGGCCCGCAGGGGATCCAAGGGCCGGCGGGATCGGACGGTCAATCGCTTTACACCTGGATCGCCTATGCCGACAGCGCCGACGGAACCATCAATTTCACCAACGGCGCGCCGGGCGGCCGGACCTATATCGGGCTCGCCTATAACAAGACCGTATCGACCGAAAGCAGCAATCCGGCGGATTATGACTGGAGCCGCATCGGCGGCGAGGGGAACCTGATTGATGTGACCCAGTGGACCGTCGGCACAACGGGGTCACAGGGCGATTTCCTTCGGAATGGGCTTGATGCTGAAAATGAAATCGTCCTTGGCGCCGGCCCTTACGGCGCGACCGAGCCGCTGTGGAAGATGTCATCCGATGGCCTGAATGACGGCGACGGCGGCTGGAACCATAATAATATTCCGATAGATAATAAAAAGTCATATCGCCTGACAGTCTGGGCGATGCAGACAAGTACGAACGGCACGATATACCTCGGATGCTCCGCCGCCGGCGGCAGCACGCTTAATTTATCGGGTACGGTAAATGGCAATCCTTATTTTTGGAATGGCGACCTGCCGACGCTGAATAAATGGTATCTGATTGTCGGGGTGATACACGGGTCGGATTATACCGGCGCCGATACTGGCCACGCCGGGGTTTATGACCCGGAAACGGCCGAAAAAGTGATCACCGGGACTGAATATAAAAATGCAGTGGGGGCGACGGCACAGGTCCACAGGGCCTATCAGTATTACGCCACGGTGGCGGGCGTCACGGCCTATTTCTCCCGGCCCCGCTTTGACGAACTCAACGGCAATGAACCGAGCCTGCAGTCTCTTTTTATCGCCGGCCGGCCCGGCCGCTACACCGATTTTAAATTTTACCTCGCCGCAACCAAGCCCGGGACGCCGACGGGCGAACAGCCGGTTGGCTGGCAGGACGTGCCGGGGGCCGGCACCACATGGGTCAGCCGGGCGATTAAAAACGGCGACGGCACGATCCAGACGCCCTGGACTGATCCGGAGCTGTATAAAGCCGATTATCGCGGCGTTTATTCGGCGGTCGCGACCTATTATCTGGGCCAGACGGTCAGCTATCAGGATCGCTTTTTTATCTGCACCAGCACCAATTCGGCCGGCATCAGCGGCGTCGCGCCGCCGGCCACGAACGCCTCAAACAGTGTGTGGGACCTGATCAGCGGCAAGGGCGACAGCGGCGATCCGCCGACGGCCTTTACCTCATCCGCGACCCATTCGTCGGGCTCGGCGGTGAATATGCGCAATTTGGCGGACTCCATGGGATATGACGGGCAATCGGACGCCAATTTCACGGTTACGGTGTCCTCGTCCATCACCGCAACGAGTGGCGGTGCAATTGACACCGGATCATGGCCGGCGGCGCAGACAATAAATCTTACGCTCAATATCAATAGCGGCGTCATAATCCGTGGCGCTGGCGGCGCGGGCGGCGGCGGCGGCGGCCTGGGCGCCGGCGGCAATGGCGGCAATGGGGGCCATGGCGTGACGCTCAATGAGGACCTGACCCTGGTCAATAACGGGACGATTTCCGGCGGATCCGGTGGCGGCGGCGGCGGCGGCGGATACCGGTTTTTTTCCAGCGGCGAATATTTTTATCGCGGCGGCGGCGGCGGTGGCGGCGGCTGGCCCAATGGCGCGGGCGGGTCCGGCGGCACTGTCCCCGATGCGTACGACGGCTCGGCGGGCAGTCCTGGCACTATATCCGGCGGCGGTGCGGGCGGCGCAGGCGCGGCGGGCGGCGGCGCAGGCCGTGATGGCGGCGGGGTGACCGGCATCACGCCGCAAGCGGGTACGGCGGGTCAGGGCGCGACTTTTGCCGGTGGCACTGGCGGCGGCAAGGGCGCCGGCATCAAGAAAAATGGTCATACCCTGAGCTTGTCAGGCTCAGGATCAAATTCAGGCATAGGAGCATAAAAATGGCAGTAACCAACAGTGATGTGCAGCGGGTGATCCAGAAGGGCCGGGCGATGGCGGCGGGGATTGAGGATATTTATAGTGATATCGTTAAAATCGACCGCATGTTCGACGCCCAAGGCTTCTTAACGTCATCTGAGGTTGTCAATCTTCCGGACGAAGAAAAAGCCGAATTGCTCGGCCTGTACACCGTCCTGCGGTCGGTGCGCGTTCTGCTGGAAAGCGATATTGAGGCCCTTGACCCCACGACCGACCCTTTTAATCCCACAGCCACGGGCGTCATTAAAAAAGGCACCATATGGCTTGCACCTTATGCCAATTTTTAAGGGAGATGGGAAAATGAGATATTTCATCATCATATTTATAGCTCATTTATTAACAGCCTGCGGGGAAGAAAAGAAACCTTTGCCGCAGGACTTTGACCGATCTGGTGAACAAATGACGGTTACTGTTCATACCTATCCCGATTATAAATCCATGCGTAGAGCGCGTCAGGATCATGACGGCATGAATGATCCGGCCTTAATGGGGTGGGCGACCTGGACGGCGGCTGGTGAAGGTGTGTGCGATATTCATGTGGTGCGGCTTAATTCCGAAAATGACAACAAACAAATGGCGACATGGGGCCATGAGCTGGCCCATTGCGTTCATGGCAATTTCCACCCTTAAAAAGGATTAAATATGGTTTTAAAATCGTTTTTATCTGTCCTTAAATTTTTTGCCTGGGTTGCCGTTTCAATGGTCATCATGGTGATGATTTTGATCCATATGGTGATCGCCTTGATCGATGTGCCGGCGCATTTTCTGGCGCGCTGGCTTTCGCCTTTCCCGCTGTTTCGGGATTGGAGCTGGAACCACCTTCTGTCCTGGTCGCAGAAATTCAATATCTGGCATCTGGGTGATCCGGATGAGACATTCTCATCGCGGGTCGGCAAGGCCATGACGGCGGACGCGCCCGCGCTTTACTGGCGGGGCTTCAATTGGTTTCTGAACCTGTTTGAAGATGACCATGCCGCCAAAGCCGTCGAGGCCGATGAAGGCGATGACCAGCTTTTAAGGAGCCGTTAAATGTCAGCCACGCCCGCAAGAATTGCCGAAATCACTCAGGCCGTGCGCACCGTCACCCGTTCGGACGGTGGCGTCAAAACCCTGTCCGCCGGGGCGCGGGAGCTGGAGGCCGCGACCGGTCTTGACCTGGAAGCCGCGGCGGATGCGGAAAACCTGCGGCAGTTCGATCTGCTGAAAGTCGCCCGCAATGTCTATCAGGCGACGGTGCTCGGCCAGCCTGGCGCATATCAGCCGGGCCAGACCATCATCCTTAAATACGACCGCTATAATCTGTCGGGCGGCAAAGACTTTATCATCAGCGGCGTCTCCGAACAATTCGGGACCAATCAGACCATCTTGAAATTATGGGGATAGATCATGGCTAAATTCATCATCGCCCGCGCCTTTGATTATACCGTCACCGCGACCGGCGGCGAAACGGCGGATATGCCGGCAAGCCATTTGAATGTGATCCAGCCCGGCGATATTTTTCAGTCGCCGACCGCCGATGCGACCCTTGAAATTGATCTGGGGATTGCGACGCCCATCAACCTGATCGGACTGCTTTTTACCAACCTGCCGGTCGGGGCGACATGGGAAATCCGGGCGGCGGCGACCCAGGGCGGCCTCGCCACAGGTACTGTCATTAAGGCCGTGGGCGAAGTGCGAATGGATGGCTATCCGCGCCATGACGGCCGCAGCCATGGGCTGTGGCATAGTGCGGCGGCCCAGACATTCAGATGGTGGCGGATCGCCATCACCGGCGGCGCGGTGGCCGGCGGCAAGCTCCGGATCGGACGGCTGTTCATTGGATCGACCTTTGAGCCGGCGGATGGTCATTCGTGGGGCAGCGGGTATCAGATCGTCACCGGCACCACATACGACCGGGCAAGGTCCGGCGCCGTTTACGCCAATGTCGGCCCTGACACCACCGACTATTCCGCCAAACTTCTTTATCTAACCCCCGCCGAAGCCTGGCAAGGCTTTTATGACCTGAAATATGCGCTCAGTGGCAATCAGGCGGCGCTTGTCATCCCGGACCTGGACAGCGCCTATGCCCAGCGGGAGCTGGCCTACGGCTTTTTTGAGATCGGCGCGCCGGTCTATAATACGCGGCTGGGTGAATTTTCAACCCTGGTTAAAATCAGGGGGCTGGCGTGATGGCCGCGGCTCTGCAATATAGACTGGCGCTGACGCCCGAAATGATTGACGCCTGTTATCACTTGCGCCACCGGGTTTACGCCGAGGAGCGGCCGTGGGAGCCGATGGATATGGCGGAGCTCGAAAAAGACGCCTATGACCGAAAGGCGGCCCACGTCCTTGTCCTGTGGCACGATCATCCGATCGCCACCGCCCGGCTCTGCCCGGGGCCGCATCTGCCGCTACAAAAATATCTGCCCGATTATAAATGCCCGGAAAACGCGATGGAAATCGGCCGGCTTTGCATCCCCGCGCCGAAGACAGAACAGGTCTTCAGGCGGGTAGAGGTGATGAAATGCCTCTCTGAAGGCTTCGACGCCTTGCGGCAATATTATGCCCGGCGGCCGGTCTATGCGTTGATGCGGCCCGCAGTGCAGCGGGTGCTGGCGCGCGCCGGCTATGGCTATGGCAAGGTCGGACCCGCCGTTGATTGCGACGGGATCCGCTGGCTGATGAAATATGATGATCCGGATCTTCCCCCTGCCTTTAAGTAGGCAGGGGGTTAGGTTGTTCCAGCAACCTAAACCGTGGCCGGGGGAGGCCACACCAGATAACTGGCCCCCTACTTATCGGCCACCCTTTAAAGACGGCGCGATGGGGCTATCAATATATGAGTTTATACATGGAGTCTATATATAAAGAAGTAACCCCCGTAAAGCCTGTCGCGCCGTACCAAGGCGGCAAGATCCGGCTGGCGAAGCGGATCATTCATATGATTGATCAGATTGATCATGCGACCTATGCCGAGGTGTTCGTCGGCATGGGCGGCATCTTCTTCCGGCGGGACAAGGCGCCCAAGGCCGAGATCATCAATGATTATGCGCATGATGTGGCCAACCTTTTCCGGATCCTGAACAATCATTATGCCGCCTTTATTGATATGTTCCGCTACCAGGTAACAGGCCGCAATGAGTTTGCCCGTCTTCTGGCGCAAAATCCGGACAGCCTGACCGACCTGCAGCGGGCGGCCCGCTTTCTCTATCTCCAGCGCACTAACTTCGGCGGCAAGGTCTCCGGGCGGACATACGGGGCCTCTGTGGACCGCCCGGCGCGGTTCAATATATCAAAGCTCGAACCGATGCTGCAGGACGTTCACGAGCGCCTGACGGGTGTCGTTATCGAATGCCTCGACTGGAAGGACTTTATCAATAAATATGACCGTCCCGGCACGCTGTTCTATCTCGACCCGCCTTATTTCAACTGTGAAGATGACTATGGCGAGGGCATGTTCAGCCAGGATCAATTCACGCTTATGGCCAGGACCCTGAAGGGCATCAAGGGCAAGTTCATCCTGTCCATCAATGATGTGCCGGAAATCAGACAGCTGTTCGCGGGTTTTGAGCTGCGCGAGGCCGATCTCCATTACAGCATCGCGGGCAAACACTCCACCGGCGCCCGCGCCCAGGAACTTATCATCACTAACCAAAAGGACGAATTATGAATTATTACCAAGAAGGAATGCAAGCCGCCCTAAACGGCCTCCATATGTCAAATAATCCGTATTTATATACTACGGATGCGCGCTTTGTCGCTCAAGCCATAGCCTGGTTAAAAGGATATGAACGGGGCCATGAACTGAGGCAGCAACAAGAAGCCGAGCTGGCGTTAAATGATTGAACAATGCTCACGGCCTTTAAAGAGGATTTAAAGCCGGGTTTAGTTCATTTTTTCTGCTGCAATTTTATGTGGCGCGTACTGCAAAAACAAGCGCCGCGCTACAGTAACCAGTTATCAAACCCAAAAGTGATTATGTACTATAACTACCCTGTGCCAAATTAGATTAAAAACTGTCCCAAATCAAACGGCGCGCTACAAAAATCCGCCCTCGCCGATAAAACCTACAAAACTTCAAACAGACCCGCCGCGCCCATGCCGCCGCCGACACACATGGTCACAACAATATATTTGACGCCGCGGCGCTTGCCCTCGATCAGGGCGTGG